CTATTTCGCTGGCGAAAATTCGAGCGTCACCGCATCGGATTTGGCGTTCGACCAAGTCCGGCTTGAAGCTCGCAAGTTGATGGTCTTCTCCAGCTGGTCCAGCGAACTGCCGGAAGACAGCGTTGTCGCCTTAGGTGACTTGCTGACCCAAGAAGTCGCCCAGTGCTTTGCTGTCAAGGAAGACCAATGTCTTTTCCTTGGCGACGGCACCAGCACTTACGGCGGAATTGTCGGTCTGGCAAACGCATTGGCAGCGGGTGCTTACGCACAAACCGCAACCAACATCGACACGCCAGCCGAGATCACCATTGCATCCTTTGAGGAAGCGATGGGCAAACTGCTGATGCTGCCTGGCATCCAGCCGAAGTGGTACTGCCACAGCTCGATTTACTACAACGTGCTGCAACGGCTGGCCAATGCTCAGGCTGTCAACGTGGCCAACTACGCAACCGGCATGGGTCCAATCTTCATGGGCTATCCGGTCGTGTTCTGCCAAGGAATGGACAGCGGCGCGCCGACGACTGACCTGTCCGGCAAGTTCATCGCCTACTTTGGCGACATGAGCCGAGCCGTTTCGATGGGCCAGAAGCGTGGCATTAGCATCGCAGTCGATAACAGCTACGGCTTCAACACCGACAGCATTTACTTCCGTGCAACCGAACGTTTCGACATCAACTGCCACGAACGCGGAACCACGACCACTGGCGGACCGATCATCGGCGTCAAGTGCAACGCATCCTAATGATCCAAGTGTTCTGCTCCACTTGGGACCGTCGGGAGGGGGCGGGTTTCCCGCTCCCTCCTTTTTCTGAAAACATCAATACCTGACAAGGAACCGATAAATGAAGACTCTCCAAAGCTGCGTGTATTCCACGCTGCTCGCCCCGATTACCGCCGTGACTACCGCACGGACTGCCAACCTCGATTGCCAAGGTGCCGATTACGCAACCATCAGCATTTCCTGCGGTGCGGAACTGAACACCAACAGCACGAACGTCGTCGTCTCCCTCAAGGAATCAGACGACACCACGGCATCCAATTTCGCCACGTTCAACAGCACCTACGCTTTTACCATCGACAACACCGCAGCGGCTGAAGCTGTTCTGCACGTTGACCTGAATGGCCGCAAGCGGTATCTGCAAGTCGGACTCACACCGGACACCACGACCAATGGCCCGGTCTTAACCTCGGTGGTCGGCATCCTCCAAAAGGAAATTGCCGCCTCCGCAAACACCAACAATGCCGATTACGTCAAGGTTGGTTAATCATAAGACGGTCACCAGCAGCGGAGCAGAACGCTATGGATACACACAAGGAAGCGAAGGTCGCCGCGTTAATGACGGCTCCCAGATATGAATGCGTCTGGAGCCGCAACGTCATCGACCACGCTTTTAAGAAGGCAGGTATTCCGATTGTCGTTTCGGGCGGCGTGTTCTACGGGCAATGTATGCAGAGGATGCTGGAAGACGCCATCGACCACGGCATCGACGTGGCTATTACGGTGGACTTCGACAGCTGCTTTACCGTGGAACACGTTCACCGTTTGTTAGGCGTGCTTTACAGCGACGACAAATACGACGCTGTGGCGGCAATGCAGTGCAAGCGTGGAAAGCAAATTCCGCTGTTTACGATGGGCGGCGAGACGCGGGTGGAATACTGCGGCCAGCCGCTGGAAGTGACGACGGCCCATTTCGGGCTAACGGCCATCAAGCTGGACCGGCTCAAGGACGTGCCTAAGCCTTGGTTCTGGTGCAGGCCGGATGCGGATGGCAAGTGGACCGACGCCAAGATCGATGATGACATCTGGTTTTGGAACAAGTTCCGTGAGGCTGGGCGGCGGGTCTGGGTAGACATTGACTGCCGCATCGGTCACATGGAAGAGATGATTGCGATTTATGACGAGAACCTGCAACCGCAGCACATCTACCCAGAGCAGTGGCGGCAGCAGTACCTCGAACGCAAGGAGCAGCAGGCATGAAACTAAAACAGGTCCAGCAGGTGCAGGTTCAACTGCTCCGCAACTGGAACGGTCGCAAGGCCGACGACGTGATCGAAGTTTATCCCGGTGTGGCAGATTGTCTGGTGAGGTTTGGAAATGGGCGGATTCTCAATCAGCGGACCATTGCGGACAGCGGACAAGTCGATCACGCAGACAGCCCCGGCAGTGGAACCGCTGCAACTGAGCGAGGTGAAAAAGCACCTCGAAATCGCCGACGCTGACACGGCACACGACGAGCATCTGCAAAACCTCATTCAGCAGGCAAGGGAGCAGGTCGAGCATGACTGTCAAGTTTGCCTCATATCTCGCACGGTTACGGAAAAGTTTAACTGGTCGGGCGACGAGGAATACTGGCAACTCTACTACCGGCCAGTCTCGGCGGTCACTTCGATCACCTACTACGACTCAGCCAACACGCAGCAGACATTTTCGGCCAGCCTCTACAGCCTGGACACGGACCGTCGCCGCGTGTGGCTTAATAGCAACGCGGCATGGCCGACAGCCTACGACCGCTGGGACGCCATCAGCTTAGCCTACACGGCGGGCTATGGTGCCAATGGTGGGGCAGTGCCGCAGATTTACAAGCAGGCGATGCTGCTGCTGATTGGGTATTACTTTGAAGAGCGCACGATGATGGGCAACGAAGTCATCACAGGCGGATTTAAAGCCTATGAGAACCTGCTGGCCCGGCTCAAGCGGAGTAACTACCCATGAGACTAAAGGCTGGCCAGTACCGTGACCGTGTTCACGTCTACCGCGAAACCTCCGCAGAGGGGAGCGACGACCCTGCTTTTGCAACGACGCTTTGGCGTGACCTGCCGTGCAGCATCACCGCAGTCAGTGGCGGCGAAACTTACCGCGGCAGGCAGATTGAAGCGACCGTCTCGCACGTTATCGAAATGCGGTACTACGCCGGAATCCTTCCTAACATGCGAATCTATCAGCCGCTGACCCAGACTTACTACGAAGTGAGCCGGGTGCTGGCAATGGACAGCAATACGCAGCTGATGATTCAAGCGACGGAGGTGGTTGTCTGATGGCAAAAGCGAAGATGGCTATTGAGTCCAGCATCAGCGAAGACGTCAAGATCGAAGACTACCTCCAGCGGGTTGACTTGCTGGTTCGTGGCAAGGCACTTGCCGACGCACTGAAGGCAGCGTCCAAGATTGTGCAGAAGGATGCACAGGCACGGATTCCACGCAGCGACCGGACTGGAACAGCCAAGAAGAAAAGCAAGAAGCAGCGGGACCGTGACATGCTGCGGAAACCGCTGGCGGACAGTATCGCCATCAAGATGGTTTCCAAGAATGACGGAATGCTACACATGGCGATTACCGGGCAAAAGCTGGAGCCGCACATGAAAGGCAAGGACCGCAAGAACACGACCGCACACGGGCATCTGCTGGAGTTCGGGCACAAGGCGTATTTTTGGAGCGACAAGCCAGCGACACGCAAAACGTTTGTCGAGGCTAAGCGATGGCTGGCACCTGCCGTTGATTCAACACAGATACAGCAGAACCAAGCGGTTATCAGCAGCCTCGAAAAGTCCATCAGGAGCAGCCGCTAATGCCGGACATCCTGAACAGCCTGCGGATTTACCTGAAGACCAAGTCGGCGATTACGGCACTGGTCGGCAGTGGCGACGCAGCCCGCATCTATTTCCACGACGCCAAGGAAGGGGCGACCATGCCCTACATCGTCATGGAAATATTTGAGGGTCAGTCGCTGGAACACCTCGCCGGAATCAGCGGCGTGTGCAGCAACCGCATCCAGATCGATTGCTACGGCGTCACGGCTGCGGCTGCTTACAACCTTGCGGAAGCGGTACGTCTCGCACCTCTGCAAATGTTTCGGGGTTCGATGGCCACTGGCGGCGACTTGGTGCGGGTGTTGAACGTCACCGGCAACGTTAGCTATCGTCGGGGGTTTGATCCTCCAGTGTCTGGTTCAAGTCAAAAACGGTATTGGGTGAGCAGGGATTACATCGTCATGTATCAGGAGGCGACAAGCTAATGGCAAACACACGAATCGACACAGGGCACGGCGGCAGTATCACGTTCGGAACCAGCAGCCGGGCATTGAATTGGCTGACTATCGACGCCGGCGAGCGTTCCCGGCCAGCAATTGACATCACGCATCTGGCCAGCACCGCACCGACCTACATGGCGGGCGACTTGGAGGAACCGGGCGAGGTGACGCTGACCGCACAGTTCGACCCAGCGGCGACTGCGGGCTGGTACGCGACCAGCACGACATCGGAAACCGTGACCATCACCTGGCCGGTTGCACCTGGCGGAACCACTGCCGCAACCTACGCCGGAACCGGACTGGTTACCCGCGTGAAGTTCCCGACGCTGCAAACAAACCAAGTCCAGACTTGCGAGCTGACCGTGAAATGGACGGGAGCAACCCCGCCAGCATGGACAGCAGGCAACTAATTGGAGGAACCGATGGCAGAACGTGTACGGCTGGCACCGCATCCAGCCAAGGACAAAGACGGCGGCCCGCTGTTTCCGCAGCTGCGAAGCATCATCGCCGATGGATACGGGCTGGTCGGCTACACCGGCGACCCGCCATATCACCGGGTCCAGTTCATTAACTGGTTCGCATCGCAGGAACCGTGGATTGTGACGGCGGTAAAAGTGCTCGTCGAAACGGAGTTCGGCATCAAGCCTGACCAGATTAGC